TGGATTGCTGATCAACTTGCGCTTGGTATGTATTTACTGCGGAGATTACGTCTTTAATCGCCGCATTTCCTGCGGAGTTTGTAATATGCGGCTTGAGCTTTTCAATGCTCGTCTTTACTCCAACTACGGATGGCGCAGTATATTGTGCCTTTTCTTTTGCACATCCAATAAGAAGTCCCAATGCACAAACAATAAGAAGTTTGCTCATTTTTCCAATGACTTCAGTTTTCTAATGCCAGAAACAATTGCAATGAGTGCGGCAATAAAGGAAACAATAAGAGTCAGGTTTTGAAGCCACACATGGGTCGTGTTAAAGAATGAAATAATCAAGGTGAGCAAAGACACAATTGCGCTAGTTGATCCAACCTCTGAACTTGGAGCAGGATTATTGTTCATTTGAAGTTAAGCCTAGTTCCTTAATCTTTGCGTCAACTTGTTCTGGAGTCCCCTCAAACATATCAAACGGAGTGCCAGTTGAGGTTCCCTCGCAATCCACAATGCGAGTGATGATCTCTTTGGTTTCGGCGTTGTAGATAAGTCTGTCCATTTTAGTTGGTGGTTAAAGTTACTCCACGGGTGACAAGTGCGGCGGCAGAAGGCCCAGCCTTTGTAACTGATACTGTTCCAGTCCCAGTTCCAGTTCCAGTTTGGGAGGCGATGTTATACTTAAATGATCCAGTCGTGAAATCGGTAGGAAGGATTGCTGCATATCTATTAGCATTAACCAGAGGTGCGCCAACTCCCGCTACCCTTATCATATCACCAATAGCATATCCGTGGTTAGCAATTGTCGCTGTGCAAATAGTTCCTGCACCGACAAATTGAGAACCATTAAGGCCAGTAACAACTCCAAGATTGCTAGGAGCAGAAGACGTGCCAGTAATGGTTACTGCCCTTCCAGTTCCAAAAAGAAGCGTTCCATTGTTGCCATCCATGTACGCAAGGGCGGCCAGAAGATTATTAACGGAAGTTTGGTTAAGAGCGATGTTTGTTAAATTTACCATTCCAAGCATTGCCTTCCACGTTCCAAGTACGGATGGCATGGTCAACGTGGTAAGTGCTGGTGCTGTAAAAGATAAATTGCCAGAACAGAAAGCCAAGGAAGAAAGGTTTAATGAGGTTAAACTATTCGCAGTAAAGTTCATTCCAGACATTATCTGCAATTTTGGTACGTCTATTGAAGTTGATCCAGCCAAATTTCCACCCCAAGGGGAACCAATAAATACTAATTCTGGAAAACTGATTGATGTAAGTGCTGGATAAGTATTTGGACTTCCAAGTAGCGACCCTCCAATGTATTGCAATTTTGGAAAATTTATAGAAGTGAGGTTACTATAAGTGAAAACGCCACCACCAGCAAATAAATTTGATCCAACATAAATTAAATTTGGTGCAGATACGCTGGTGGAGGTTGTTGGTGCATTGGAATTAAAAAACCCTCCAGTAGTTCCTTCCAAATCAGAAAAGGTAAATGTTGTTGGGCCATTAAGACTTCCGAAATAATACTCAATAGCACTCACCCACTTGCCAGCACCAGTTCCAGTCAAAACTCCGTTAATCTGAAAATCCTGTGCAGGGACAATTGGAGTTGGAGGAAACGGAGCTGGAACAGTCCCCCCAATAGCAACGCTAATTGGAGACTTGGCAATGTAGGCTGGCTGGCGAACGATAGACATAGGTTAAGCTCCGATAGTGACTTCTGCTACACTTCCTGCGGCGGCAAAGATCCCACGATGCTCAAGTCCAACCTCATTTGGGTTAGCGATATAGGTATCACCAGCGTTGAGGAGGTAGGTGAAGTCCGTTGTAGTAACCGCCGTGCTTCCCTGCCCAATGTAAAGAACGGCAGGGCCAATGTTGTAAATCGCAAGCGTAACACGGCTTGTGCTTGCGGCGGCAATGATTGTATCAGTAGCCGCAGAAAAGTTACTGCGAGTAGCAGTTGTTGCTTTAGAAAGCGTTCCTGTAGTAGCTCCAGAACTAATAGCATTATAAATCTGCCACCTTTGTTCGCTATCGGTGGTAATTACAAATTCTGGAAAATCGAGTGGAGTAACAGGCATAAAATTTGGGTAAAAGTGACATGGAGGGGTAGAACCTCCATGCCACCTTTGAGTTTAATTACTGAAGGAAACCAACAACGTACACATCACCCGTGATTGCACCAATGCGACCAGCGGTATCAGCCGTGGAAGCCTCGGTAACAAGCGAGGGATTGTAGTACGAGAAGGTAGTAGCGGTCGTCGAAATAACGGTCACAAAACCATTATAAGCGGCATTACCGACAGACTGAACCTTGACGCTAGCACCAGCAACAAGCCAAGCAGGAACACTCGCCACAGTCAGGGTGGAGATGTTGTTTGCCGTAGCACGGTTGGTGGTAGCGAGCGCAGGAACAGCGGCTTGCGTCACATTCACACGGACGCTTTGCGTTGCGGCGGCTCCATTGCTAGGAATAGAGGTGGAAACTGGAACTTGTCCAAGAACATAGCCATTGGTAGCAGGGGTGAAAATCGTCGAAGACAGATTTCCAGTTGCGTTAGGGCTAGTCGAAACAGGAGTTGCAGGGAGAGTGGCGGTGGAGATGTTTTCTCCAGTCGTGCCATTGTCAATTGCAACAATTGCAGTCGTTCCATTGGTTCCAAGAGCGTTTTGATAAACGACAAAGGAAGCAGTCGGGATAAACGTCTGCTGATCTCGTTCAATTTGCCCAAGGGTGTAGGTTCCAGTTCTGGTAAAGTCAACGGACAGAGGGCCGAAGCGAACCAGAGTTAGGTTGTTAGGGGTAGGATTAGGGACGGACATAATAGGTTTTGTTAATTTTTAGTAGTAGCCGGGGGTGTTATAAACCACATTGTTGAGGGTGTAGCTCACAAGAACAGTTCCAGCAGTAGTTGCAACCGTAATTGCATTGGACAACGGGCCACTTCCGCTGATGCTAAACACACCAGTATAAGCCACACCATTAACGGTTGCATTGCTTCCAGCAGGAGCAGTAATCGACCAAGTGATTGCACTTGTGGGGATTGAAAAGCTAGTGCCATTAGCAACCGATTGAAAATACGGAGTCAGGGGTTGCCCCTGCCCCACATAAAGTAGGGCAGGAGCGTTCAAGACATCCGACGGAGCATAATTAGATGGGTTCATCGGATTATTGTTTTATCGGTTAGATAGGCTGGCTAACAACGCTAGAACAGACGTAGCAATCAGGGGTGTATTGCGGCGTGTAGTTCGTGGATAAGGTGCAAGGCGCAGGGATGATCAGACGGCTGGTGTTGAGCCTGTGAAGGATCGAATGCATCAGGGTCGGATCTTGGAACTGCATACCCATACGGAACTGGTTCCAGAAGAAACCTTGGTCACGCTTGATGTTGCACTCCCAATCGGGGTTCTTCCATTGCCAATCACCAGCATAGTTCTGGGTCATGCCTTGAGCCTCACCGATTCCGCTTTGGGAAGGGCTAATCCACTTGATCATAGCCTTGTTGACCCAAGGGTTGGTGATGCCGAAGTCGGCATTGTTGTATTCGGGGTTCTGCACATACTTGCAACCAAGCTCGGTGGTAACAGGCACATAAGGCAGAACACGAACCAGACGAGGCCAAGTGTCAGGATTGTTGGCGTTAAAGGTCGAAAGAGCCGCATTATAAGCCCAATCAACTTTCAGACGAACGCCGTTGATGTCGTTGCAGAAAGCGTAGTTTCCGATAACACGATCAATACCAAGGGAGTATTGAAGTTGCTTGTCATCGAAATCGCTAACGCTCTCCCACCATCCACCAGACTGCTTGGCATACTGCCAAAGCTGACGGAGAACACGGCTATCGGGAACGATAACCTCAAGGAGAGGACGACCAGCGGCCTCGCTTACGTCGAGACGATAGGCATCATCTTCACGCTGAAGGTTGATGAGGATGTCATCAAGCGTATCAAGCGAGAGAAGACCAATGTTTCCAAGCTGGGAAGCAGGGAGTTTAACATAGACATAGCCCATGTTGAAGCTACCCTCGTTCGTTCCCTCAAAGGGTTGAACGATGAACATCTGATCGTCTTGAGCTTGGCAAGAGAGAAGGCTCTGACCATCGCTGATGGGACACCACTTGTGACCAGCACCTCCGATCCATTGCGAGCGGGAAAACTCCTCATGGACGTTCTTGGTGATGTTGACATTGGTAGCCATGATGTGATCCATCTCTTCCTGTGGGAACAGACGATACATGAAATCGGTAAGCTGATACCAATCGGTACGCATTGCCTTGGTGAAAAGGCTGAACGAGTAGCTTTCCGTGCCGGGATGGGCGATGGTCTCAAACTGAATATCATCAGCATTTTGGACGCAACGACCACTCTGGACTTCTTGCCAAGGTTGATCAGGGTTGTACCATCCACGACCAAAGCGGAATGCCTTTTGGGTCGGGAGGGTGTTCAGAGGCCAAGTCTCGGTTTCAAGACGACCATAGTAGATGGAGTTAATCGCCATCTTCTTGATGAAGAAGGGATTGTAGTATGTCCTAGCCTCACGAAAGAGCGTATCAACGTCTTGGCATGAGGAGAACGTAATGCCATTCTGTGCCATATAATTGTGTGTTTTGGGTTTTTTGTGTGCCCCAAAAAGGATCGCTCCCTTTTAGAACACGTTTATGTGTTTAGGGTTTGCGATCTGGCAACCATCGCTGATGGTTTTGATCACCCCACTATTCTCCAGTTTGACGATCCGCTTATTATTTAATGTCGGTCGCTATCCGACGCATCGCTTCCACCAAGAACAGTCGGCTAACCAAAACCAACTAATCCAGAGTTATACTGTCAACGGACTATTAATGTGTTTTTAATAATCCGTCAACAGAAAATTTTATTTATTTCTAAATTTAGCAAACAAAGCCGCAGGAGTTCTTTCTTCAACTTCCGTTGCTTTGCCAGCAGAAGAGGAACCAATAGTTCCATCTCCAGTAGAAGACCCACGCATCTTGCGTATGGTTTCGTTTAATTCAGAAACTTGTTTTTCAAGAGCAAAGGTATAAGCCTTTTGTTTCTTAAACTTTGCTCCCTGTTGAAGAACACGGGTGATTTGTTCTGGAGCATAATTGCTATTTTCACGCAATGCCGCTTCAGCAATCATCTCATCTTCCGATGTGTCATCATCAATTTGTTGTGATGCAATAATCTTGGCAATTTCTTCTGGATACTTAATTGCCTCATCAAGCATTTGTTTAGCTTGTGAGAATGCATCCTGCCAACGCTTTCCTACTTGCGACCTTGTAGCATGGGCTTTGCGAGTGTTTTCCTCATCAATCCTAGCTTTGGTATTCTGCCAGTCATTGAGTGCAGAATTTCTTGCTTCAATTTTTGCCATAACATCATAAGCCGTGTTTTGGAACTTGGCTTGCTCCATTGGAGAAAGATTCTCATAAATGGCATTTAGGGTTGTTTTGGAAATTTCACGTTGTCTTGATTTTTCGCTTGGGTCTTCACTACGAAGGGAAACCTCATAAGCGGCAATAGCTTTCTCAAATTCAGTAACGGAAAACTGATCATCACCAACAATCATTTTAACCTGATTGTATCCATTAAGAATCGGCGCATCATAATCCCTTTTGAAGTTTGGATCAGCAGGGAGATTCAGCAAAGCATTGGCTTGACGAAGATTCTCAAGATCCGACATGAGGGCGGTTTCCCTTTCTTGCCTTTCTTGTACTGCCTGTTCAAGCTCCTTGCGTAACTTCTCCATTTCCTTCTTTGTTCCTCCATCGTCAATCTTGGAACGAAGATCCTCAATTTCTTTTTCGTAATCTGGAATCTTTTCTACACGGGCCTTTAGTTCAGCCGCTTCTTTTGAGAGTTGCTCATTGGTTTGCTTGAGGGATTTGATATATCCACCCTTTTTCTCGTCATCTACAGAAGAGGCTTTAATTTCTGGTTCTGGTCTATTCTCTTCAGCATCACGCTTGGTTTGCTTTTCTTCATCAATCTTTTCCTGATATTGTGTGGAGTCTTGATTTAGTTTTTCAGCAAACTTCTTAAAAAGGTCTGAAGGGTTTCCTTTTGGTGCATCCTTAATGTCACCTTTAAAAAAGCTATCTGCCTGTTTAATTGCGGCATCTCTTGCGGCTTTGTCAGCTACGGAAGCTGAAGTAAGATCGTTAATTTGCGTGGTTTCTGCAACGGCGGTTTCAGACATATTTGTGTGGTTGTTTGTGGTTACTTGCGAAGAGCAATCTCTTCATTGGTCAGAGAATCATCAAGATCAGGATCAAGGTCAAGATCATGTGTAGTTATCTTCTCAATAATTTTTCTAGGTTTTTCAGAAACATGGAATGAATTATCTTCTGCTTCCAATGCATAATCTTGCAACATTTTGAATACTGCCACAACTGTAGCGTGATCGTTTTTTACAAGATCCTCGTAAATTGCTGTTTTAAGTTCGCTATATCTACGATCATTGATAATAGCGGCGGCTAGGTTAAGCGTGTTTTTGTCTGCCATGTTATAGTTCGGGTTGCGGGTTGCTTGGTTCTGACATTTCTACTGGACTTTGCATTTCTTGGTTATTTTTGTTTTGCAAAATCTGTGCATCCTGTGCGGCTTTTGCCCTACGAATTTGGATCTCATTTGCGGCTTTTGCCCTCTTTGTTGCAAGATCAGTAGAAGCCCTTTCCATTGATGTTGCCTCACGCAGTTGAGCCTTATTAGCCAATGCCGCCAGTTTGATGTCTTCTTTCTTCCTCAAGCTGTCTGCTTGGATTGCTTCTTTAGCAACCATTGCTTGTAGCTTGATTGTGTTTGGATCTTGCATTCCCTGATTGCCCTCTTGCTGTTTAGCTTGAGCCATTTGTGCAACTTGGCTACCAAGTTCGTCCACACCACGCTGAAGCATCTGCATCTGTTGCGCATACTGCTTTGCCATTTCTTTCTTGGTTGGATCTCTTTCGATAAATCCAAGGTGAGCAACAAGATGCGGCCCTTTGAATCGCATGAGTGTAGCATAAATATCACGCAATAGGTTAAACGCCTCATCATCAACAGACGATTGCGCTTGCTGGCTATTCATGGCGTTTTGTGCAACTGGCGAGGCTTGCATTGCCTGTTGCGCTTCCTGCAACGAAACCATTGCATCTTGGATATGACCATTAAAGTGTTCAATATGGTTCTGATCAGGATACACACGGAAGTTTGCAGGGTTGCCTTTTGGATCAGTCATTCCAATGTTCTCCATTGAAATAATGCCTTGCTCATCGGGAATCTGAACTTGGCTTTGCTGGACATAACGATTCACGTTTTGACGACCATTAAGTGCGGCAATGGCATCAGCAATTGCGTTTGCTTGACCTTCATTTGCTGGAGTCATGCCAGTAAGTGAAACAGTTTGTTGAGCCGCCATCAGCTTGTAAGATGGGCTTCCAGAACCAGCAAGCATATTGCTTTCTAGGTTTTCAATGTTTTCCCACTTCCATGCTTCTTTTGGAACTCCATTCTGTTCCATGAACTCTACAAATTGTTCTTTCATCTTATAACCATTACCACCCTTTGTGGTATTGCTCATCCTCTTATAGAGCATTCGCAACCAGCGTGTCTGGTTATCATTAAACCTACGGATTTGGGTTCCTTGGAGCTTTGCAGATTCGGCGGCATCAAGTTCTGCCTCGCCCTTTGTCCTTTGTTTTCCACCCTTGTTTGCCATGCCGATATTGTACGCACCAATGCCACGATAAAGGTCAGCTTGATAAAACTGAATACCAGCAAGAATTTCTTGGAATGGAATACTAATTGATACTTGAATTGGTTCAACGTCTTGCGGCAAAATCATCCAAGGTTGCCATTCCATCTGTTTAAGTTTCTTGGTTGCTTCAGCAGTACCACCTTTAAACATAAGGCGAGTATTCCAATCAACCGCATCCATAAAGCGGTTCATGTGGATGTCATAAGCCCTGCATTGAATAAAGATAGATTCAGCAAGCCCTTGGATCTCATGCCAGATGCCGCTACCAGCAGAATCGGTCATAGGAGCAATGATGTCATTCCATCCATCGCCATCCTTTTCTACCCAATCTTTGCGATAGTATAGGAATCCTGTTTGATCCCTGTATTCTTCTTCAGTCAAATCCTTACGACCATTTTCTTTGTACCCAAGAATCAATCCTCCGTAGTTCTGGAGAAGGAGCATTTTGGAAATAGATCCATTGAACTCCATGATATACAGTTCATAAAGTTCAATACGGAGAGTATAAAGACGGGATAGGTTTAGGTTGCCGCTAGATACGTCACGCAACCACTCCGTATTGGTGTAGGTGTTGCGATAGTTTGTGGTGAACATCCGAAGGGCATCAACACAAGCCCAAAAGTTCCACCCCATATCCGTAGCATATTTTTGTGCCTTTTCAGAATCTTCCTCCCCACCAGTAATCTTGAGCCAGAACTCAAGGGGGGTGTAGCTACGTTTAATGCAAATCTCACCCAAGTTCGTGAGATCAGCATACGTTTTATCTGGAATTAGCACATTGGAGTTATGAAAACTTTTTGTGGGCCAACCGTCCCTATCTTCTGCAATTTCAAAGCCCTTTCCAAACAGGGTCATTTCTTCCACATCCAATTCCACATTGTAGTTATAGCTATTCCATGAACGAAGCATTTTATCAAAGCCAACGCTGATAATGTCACTCCATTGCTTCTTTTCCGTAGGATTGCCAATTTTTGTAGTAATGTTTGCGGCAGTATTACGCTCCATAACCATGTCAACAAACGATGACTTCTGGTTATCAACAATAAATTTCATTTGACGGAATGGAACATTGCTCATTCCCGAAAGCTGACGAGAGGCTACTTGGCTATAATCGGTAGGGGGAAACCCTTTATAGCACTTGTAAATACGCCCCCACTTGCGCTCACGACCAGCGTTATCTAGTCGCAAGTTCCAGCAAATTGTAAATGCATCATTGGCAGTTTGGACACGGCTTGTTGGTGCAACACCATTGGAGTTAATGGTATTAAATCCCCAAGAGGAAACACCTTCACGATTTACAATTTTTTTGGTTTTTGCCATTTTATCCGAGTGCTTGGTTCATTGCTTGTCTGCGCTTTTGACATGAGGTGCATCCTTTTGCCGCTTTCTCAAGGTTTGATTTAACCCCAAGGCTTGCCGCTACACGATCTCCCAAATTTGCAAAGGTATGAATTACATTTGCAACTTTGTCTCCAGCTTCCTGCCAACAATATTGGCTTCCAATCCTATTACAGATTTGTTGTTCAATCAAGTAATCTAAATTATCAGGAACGGAAACATTGTTTACCATCATGTCGCTAAAAACCTTTCTTGAAAATGATTTACCAAAAGGAAGATCCATTCCGTTGACACGATAAGTATTACCTTGATCGTCGTTATATTGATACCAGAGTCCTCCGGGGATTGATCCGTTTTTATCTTTGAGTCTCATGCAGTTCAAATGCTTGTATTAATTTATAAAATAAGTCAATAGTAATTGTGCATGAATTATAAAAACCTTTGTTTGGATGTTCCACAAGATACGGATTACGGAATCCCCTTCTTCAAAAACCAGCACCAATTTGTCAGGGAGTTAATTGCATATAGATTGACTCGTGGAGAGTTTGGAAGGCGTGAGCGAATCAAGATGGGGATTAAGTTGGATGAATGCGGATTGCTTAACCCTGCACAACACATGGTTAATTGCTTCCAGTTGATTTATGGCAATGATGTTTTGCTCCATTCTCAAGGAATCCCAAACAATTACGCCTTGGACATTATAGATTTGTTCTGCAACGAGAACGATTGGGGCATTGCAGGGTGTGCATCTAGCGGAAAAACCTTTTCTGTTGCGGCTTGTATCATCATTGATTGGCTTTGCGCTCCTGATTTCACTTCAACATATGTAGCATCTACCTCTTTGGATGCTTCCGAAGACCGATTGTGGGGTAAGGTTTGTACCCTTTACCGAATTGCCATGCGTAACCTACAGGCTAAATACGGAAAAGATGCTTCTATTGGCAACCTTGTAGAGTATCGAAGGATGATTGTTTTTGAGTCTATTGACACAAAAGATTCAGAAAGAGACTACACAAATGCCATCAAAGCCTTGGCTTTTCCCAAAGGAGGTGAGGGAAAACGCTCTGTTGAGAACACAAGAGGGCGCAAAAATGCTCGTATGCGCTTGTTTTTGGACGAGTTGGCAGAAATGGATCTCTATGCCCTAGATACCCGTGTAAACCTTGGAGCAAATCCAGACTTTATCTTTGGAGGCATGGCAAACCCAGCGGCAACAGCAAATAACCCCCATACTGAACTTTGCCAGCCAGATCATCCTTTGGAATGGGAGTCCGTAAACCGCTATACACACAAATGGACAACCAGAACAGGCGTTGCTCTTCATCTATCTGGTGAAGATAGCCCTAATTTCCAAGTTCCTGATGCAGAAATCCCGCCATTTGATCGGTTTTTGACCATTCAAGGCGAAGCCGCTACCCTAAAGCGATGCTATGGCAACAAAAATGCCCTAGAATACTGGCGAAATGTCTATGGATGGTGGCCTGATTCCTCTGTAGAACTCACAATCTTCTCAAAACAGTTCATCCAAGGATGCGACATCAATTGGGAGCCAGTTTGGAGTGGCAAAACAAAGGTTGTTTGCGGCTTTGACCCTGCATTTACCGCAGGAGGAGACAGATGTGCGGCTACATTTTGCCGTTTTGGGCCAAACGATACTGGCAGAAGCCTTGGCTATTACCTTGGAACTAGAGAATACAATAGTTCAGTAGGAGAGGTGTTTGAAGAAAGTATTGCAATACAAGTAGTTAGAGATTGTCTTGAATATGGAGTCCATCCAAGGGACTTTGGATTGGATATATCTGGTGACGGCGGCAAAATGATGAGGGCAATCATCATTGAATGGAGTAAGTATAATCCAGAAGCAATGTTTGTGTTCCCGATTTCATCTATGGGAATGCCAACAGAACGAAAGATCAGCAACCTTGACCAACGCACTTGCAAAGAGGCATATGATCGTTTGGTTACGGAATATTGGTTTGCTGTCCATACCGCAATGTCAACTCGTTCTTTGGTTGGCATAGACGTTGAAAGGCATTCTCAAGTAGTGAACGAACTTTGCTCTAGGCTTTACTCCCACAAAGGCAGAAAGGTTTCTGTTGAGAAAAAGCTCGACATGAAACAGCGGTTGAAGAAATCACCCGATTTGGCTGATTCTTTTACCTATGCTGTTCAAATGCTCCGAAGGGCAGGACTTGAATTCAACTTTGAAGAAGAAGCTGAATCCTTGGACATTCTGGAGATTCGGGATTTTGAAAATCGTTTGATCCATTCAAAGGGAGATACGGAAGAAGTGGCAATGGAAGAAGAATGGGGATATGGTGGCTCCACTCCTGATCCAGACGGTTTTTAAAAAAAGTTGTTGACGGAATTATCATTTTTGATAAGTTGGGAAAACTGAATGGTGAAGCATTCAAAAAAGACTTTCCTCAAACAAACGAAAGCCCCGCTGTAGTGCTTCACCACTCGGCGGGGCTTGCCCGTTATAGCAAGTGAGGATGGGTGTGAATGCGTACCACATGATCCAAGAACTCGGCTTTGGAGAACCAAAACTCCATACCCGTAAGAAACGAGGAGAAACACCCTGCTTGCAGATTATCGGTGAGCAGTAGTTTCTTTTCTTTTCTGACAGGCTTTCTCACTTGAGGGTGGGGGGATAAGGGGGGA